GAACCCCGAATTTATCGACGACGGAAAGGGCGGCAAAATGTTAGCGTTTAAGGACGAAAACGGCGCAATCATGCGCAACCCGAACAATCAGTTGAACCCGTACACCCCCGGCGACCTTTTGACCCGTGAATTGGAAACAATGGGTATTTTGGATAAGGGACGCCAAGCGGCGGGCGGCGGAACCATTCCCCCGGCGGGCGGCGGTGCGGGCGGTAATATTACCGTTGACATATCCGGCGCAAAAACGAGGGTTGAGGCATACGACGCAATTACGGCAACGTTGGAACAACAAGGGTTAAAAGTCGGAACGGCTGAATTTGACGCCGGAATGCAACAAGCATGGAAAGACAACAATATTGCCGCATTGCCGGAAAAGTAAAAGACAACACGGGTAAAGGGTAAACCCGCATTTATAAACAATTTAATTTTTTAAACAATGAGTTTAATTGCAACAAGAGTACAGAATTGGCGGATAGAGAACCCGGAGTTAGACCGTAATATGTTCCGCCCGTGTGAGTACGGCGCATTGGATTTCTTTATTGAGCAAACCAACGCCCCCAACTCAATTATTAGCCCTAATTTGAGAGATAGGGCATTAGTAAGTATCGGTAACACGGTACAAGTTCCCGTTATCAATTACGACGAAAACGTACAAGTTAGCAACGTGCGTTCGTGCGTTATTGCCGACAATGAAAATACGTCCGCATTGGTAACGCTTGTTTGGGCTACCTATGCAATCGGGTTTACAATGGTTCCGGCGGCATACTCAAACAATGAGATTTCGTACAACCATGACTTTATGCGCAAAATGGAGAAAACAACCCGTGCGTTGGCGGACGCTTTGGATAAAGGAGCCGTTGCCGCATTGGAAGCGAACAAAACGCAAGTTTTCAAAACCTTGCTTAACTACACGCAGACCGGAAACGTGGTACAAGTTCCAACCCAAATGGCAACCGAGATTTTGGGCGACATTAACCCAATCATGCGGGCGAATTGTTACCCGGAATATATCCATCTTATCGCAAATGCGGGAGTTGATAGCCTAATTCGCAAGTTGGCGCAACATGGCGTTTACAACGACGTTAATAAGCGTATGGAGTACGACAACAAAGTATTGCACTACACTAATAACGTAACGGATGAAGCGGGCAAAATGGGAACAATGTTTGCCGTTGCTGATGGAAATGTTGGTATTTTAACCCGTGTTGACCGTGAAGCGTACCGCCGTACCCGTGCGAATTTCCACGAATGGGACATTGTACGATTGCCGTACATTGATTTGCCCGTTGGTTCGCATTATTATACCGCCGTTGGCGACCAATCGGCGATTATGGGAGCCGCAACCGCTGATTTGACGTGTGCCGTTAAGGAGTATTTCGGATTTAGCGTTGATGTTGCCTACATGGTAGCATATAACAGCAAACCGGACACCGTGGCAAATCCGATTATCAAAGCCGAGATTGCAGCACGCAACCCGAACGAACCGTTAGGAATGCCCGTATATGTAACCAACGCCGGGGAATTTCCCGCTGGGGGTGCAGGCGCATAAGCCGGAAAACGGAACGATTATTTAACCGAGGGGACGGGGTGGTTATCCCCGCCCCCTTTTTAAATTTACGAAGTATGTACCGGATTAAAGAGATACAAGATAAATTATTAAACGTCGTTGGTTGGGAGCAATCATATAATCCCGCCGAGGCAATCGCCGAGCAATTGACAGAAACCGAAAGCGGGTTATATTTTCAAGGGGCGCACCCGCTTGTAACGTTGGATAATATGGCGGCAATCGTCCCGGACAATTGGGGCTTTCAATACCCGGTTTGGAACGATACAAAGGAATGGAAAGCCGAAACCGTGGTACAATACGCCAACGATGCGGCGGGCAAACCTTTGTATTGGGTCGCTTTGGTTGATAACGTCGCCGAGGTTCCCGCCGAGGGTTCGACCTTTTGGGAGAAATACAACATACTATCCGACTATTTAGAACGTTTGACCCGCAACGGAATTTCCACGGCGGTACAAACGTTTACCCAAATAAAGGGGTTGGATAAGGAAACAAAGAACCTATTGGAACGGCGCACGTTCTTTGACGGTGCGGGACGTATTAGAGCGACCCA